AACCTGCCATCCTGTTGATACTACATTTCTGATAGAATCCTCATATCGTTCGGTAATCATAGTTTTGTATTCGTGACCTAAATTAGAATCTTGACCTGCTTTCATAGCATCATCAACTTTCTTTTTAATCACATCATACTTACCTTGTTCCAATAACTCCACGGAGTCAAGGATGGCGTTTTTGATACATTGATTTTTACAAAAGTCAAGGGTTTGTTCTTTAACGTAGTCTAAATCATCACTTTCAAGATGAGTCCACGCAAATTTAAGTGTATCCACTACACTCGTTTTTAGAACATCCCTATCAATAGAATTAATTCGGACTTTCAACACATCAAGCGTTGGTAGTTTTTCATACTCACTAACGTAAGACATAATTTCTTTAACCAACCACTCTGATGCTTCCGAATCAAAGTATTCTGGTTTTAGAATGTCAAACACTTGGCGAGAAAAACTCCTATCACCTAACAGCGCTGATACAATTTTATTCTGGAACGATGTTCCGTATTTACTTCCGAATTTTTCCATAGACACTAATATACAACTTTATTTTTGATTATCCAAATCTTTTTTGATTAGATTATCCAAATTTGAAAATGAGTTTCTTAACCAAGAATCCACATCAGCAAAAGCAGTATATAATTTGTCTCCCATAAACATCTTTTTGAATTCAACCATATCCAATCTATGAGTTCCACCATCCATAATGTTTCGGATGTTTGATGTGATTGAAGATGAGATTTCAGGATTTCGTAGCTGCATAAGGTCAAAGTTCATTCGTATAACATCCACATTATCCATCAATTTTTTTGATAGTTTGGGGTCTACATTAGAACATTCACTTATGAACTCATCCAAGTCCAATTCACCATTGTTTAGAAACTCCATTTTAGATTCTATGGTCTTATCACCCACTCCCTTGACTCCAACTATGTTATCGGACTTATCGCCCGTTAAAACACGATAGAATACAAGGTTTTGAGGTATTACACCATACTCTTCCCTAACGAGGGATTCATCATACATTTTCTTTTTGTTAGAAGACCACACTTTAATTCGCGGACTTACTAATTGGAGAAAGTCTTTATCTGATGAAACAATTACCACTTCTTTTTTGAAGTAATGATTTGCAAGATATGCAATAATATCATCCGCTTCAACGTGGTCAATGTATGTCAAAGATACAGGTAATACTTGTAGGTATTCAATCAGTCGTGAGAACTGATATCGCATTGATTCTTGTTGGTCTTCCAAGTCTTCATAACCAGCCAATCGGTTGATTTTGGTTAGACCTGTACGACCTTCTTTATAACCACTATATTTTGATTTTCTACGTTGGGAACCACCTTTACCATCAAATACAACAACTACACGAGTTGGTTTAATAGTTCGGATAGTGGCTGCGGTGGATAACAAAAAACCTGTTATACCACCACAGTGTTCACCATCGTCATTTAACGCAGGAACTGCCCCAAAGACACGAATGAACTGATTTAGCCCATCTACAATAAGCACTCTATCATTTAGATGTTCATCTTTAACCTCTAAATGTTCTTTCTTAACTTCCTTGAGGAGTTCTGCGTATTTACTAATCATCAAAATCCGTTACTTCAATGTTATCAATGTTTGACTCTGCACTTGATTCTTTGTAAGACATAATGTAAGTATCACAAATCTTCTGATAGATTGATTCTTTCAGTTCAGGTCGTGACTCCATCATTTCTTCAAAGTTTTTGGCTTGGAATTTAATCTCTTCGCCAGTTTCAGTATCCACATAGGTATACCAAGCGCCAGTCTGATTTACGAGTTTGTAGGTCTTCATCATTTCCAACCACGAACCATAATTGTCAATACCACTATCAAAGTAGATATCGTAATCAATAGAACGGAGAGGTGGGCCCATACGATTCTTAATCACCTGAGCACGAGTCTTAATACCTACCACTTGGTCTACACCACCAACTTTTGCTTTTAACTGACCCATTTGTTTGAGTCGGATACGACAAGATGAGTGGAATGCAATTGCCTTACCACCACTTGTAGTCCAAGGGTCACCAAAGGATACTCCCAAACGAGTACGGAGTTGGTTTGTGAAGATTAGAGAGATTCGTTCACGACCAATCAAGTTCGTGACCTTTCTCATAGCTTTTGAAATGATAATCGCCTTTTGAGTTGCGTAACCGGCTTGGTCATAATCAGCAGAAATCTCAACTTTGGTAGAAGCCCCAGCAACGGAGTCAACTACGATAGTCACCAATTTCTTTTTATCACCATCCGCTGCTCGGACTGATTCAATAATAGAATCAATAGCTTCAAAGATGTCTTCCACCGTCTCCAATGGAACATACAACATCTTTTTGATGTCAACTCCAATCGCTTCAAGGAACTCTTGGTTCAGTGCGTTCTCGGTGTCAATATAAACCCCAAGTCCACCTTTCTTTTGAGTATCTGCAATAGCGTGAGCTGCGAGTAGTGATTTACCACTTCCTTCCAAACCTGTAATCTCCGTGATACGACCCACAGGCAAACCGCCGTGGGGGCGGTTTGCAATTGCGAGGTCTAACATTGGTGAGCCAGTAGACACCCATTCATCCAAATCGGTAGGTGTTTGTTCTGACCCATCCAAGAAGAAAGCCACCTTGTGGGTGGACTTAAACTTCTTGTTTAGATTAGAGGCTAGAATAGAAGATAGTTCATCACGAGATGATTCTACTTTTTTAGCCATAAATTAGTCGTTGAAAAGGTCATCAAACGCTTCTTTTACATTAGAAGCTTTAGAGGTAGTTTGAGCAGGCGTTGAAGATACTGATACATCAGCAGCTTGTTCTTCACCTTCTTCTACTTTACCAGTCTCCAACCATTGTTGGAGCATTTTCTCCATTTCATCGTAAGATACACGCTTGAACATTGTAGACAAATCAATTTGGTCTTTAGCCAATTCCAAGATGTTTTTATCTTCTGAAATAGGGGTTGTGTTTGGTTTAACACGGATTGAAGTTTCAGGGTAAGACTTACCAACTTCAGCTGCGGTTTTGAATTCCACCGTAACATCACGACCATTCACAGGGTCAGTCAAATCACCATAGTCAGGGTCAGCGAAGAAACCAAGAAGTTCTTGGTAAACTTGCTTACCAAATCCCCAAAACTTAACACCTTCAGACTCTTCACCACGAACCAATACCGGAACATAAGTTCGCATCTTGGGGGTGAGTTGTTTTGCAAGGTTCCAATCCTCACGATTGCCAGTTGCCTTCAACTTTTCAGCAAACTCTACAATAGGGTCAGCCTCACCAAACGACATCGGAGAGATGACATTCTTACCACCCAAATCAAAGTGGAAGTAAAGTTCAATAAAAGGGTTGTTGGGGTTGTGGATGTACGGAAGGATTCGTACTTGTTGTTTGCCGGGAGTCGGCTTCCAAAGGTTGTCCGTTTTTTGGACTTTTGTCTGAAGAGAATTCAGACGGTTGCGGATTGCGTTTAAATCAATAGCCATAATTGTACCATTTTTTAATTGTTAAACATTAACTTGTCACTAATATACAACATTTGGCTGACAATTCCAAATGTATTCCAATATTTTTTATTTTTTATTTTACATCTACGATGCGAAACAAACTTGTTTTCAAAACCTTGTATGAATCACCATTGGTGAGTATCACACTGTTTCTATAAATATCCCAATCAACTTGAAAAGACTTATCTACCACACCTTTGTTTAGGTCTGAAATTAGTCTATTTAACGCATTGATGGTATACATTGTATTTGACTCTTTTTTTCGGTGAACCATTATAGTATTTGGAAGGAATGAGTTTTCATTTGCTGGAATGATGTTGTAACTAATTACTAATTCTTTTGATGGTTCTAATTTTAGGATAAAGATTTTTCTGCTGAATAACTCATAGGTTTTCAGAATAGTGTCTACAATATTTTCAAATGATTCTTCGTTTGTGAAGGTACATAACAATTGGGTTCTCACTCATCTCTCCGTAATTATTTTGTTCTATGTCTAAATAGTATCTTGGGCGAGCCCTTATCCTCGGTCTTCATATCTACTTGTAGGACTGAGTCATCTTTACCACCCATATTGATTACCAGTTTAACACCATCAAATTTTACTCCAAATGGTGGAGTTGGATTACAATAATGGTCGGGCGACTTCATTTGAACATCACCTGTTTTTTTGTTGATTACTTGGGTGTGAACATTTTTACCACACCCGTGAACATCTTTCCACATATCAGTCAATTTTTGTTGACCTTCTCTGGTTTTAGACAATTCTTCCATTTTAGAAGAAAACTCACCAAGGTATGCTTGCTTTAAATTTTTCTTTTGGTCAGCTTTTTCTTGGTCAGACATAGAATCGTTCCAAGCATATTTCTTTCTTAACTCACCAACTTTTGCATCAAGGTCTTTACCAATATCACCCAAATAAGTAGCACCTGCGTTATTAACACCAGAATTCTTCATTGTGATATTTTTGGGGTCAGTATAGGTTTTTGCAGAAACTTTCATAATTTGGTCGTTTCCATCTTTATCTTTATACTGAATAATCAAATCCGTTGGGTCAACTTTAGGGTCAATACCTAATTGAGCCAATGCGTTTTTACCAACACCACCGACTTGTTGAGCGCCTGTAATTTGTGAGCCCTCCGGTAAAGATGATTTCATTACCTCGGCTGCCTTTTTATTGATTGCGTCAAACTTGGCTTCATCACCACCCAATTCTTTCAATGTGTTTTGAGTAGATTGATATGCCTTTTTATTTTCATCTGAAGG